CGTCGGCAATCTCAGTGCCAAGCATGATGGGGGACTTGAACTTGCCCTTGTGCTGGCATCCGTCACAGCCATTGGGGTTCTCGCGCTCAAACGTAGTGCAGAAGTGTGGGCCACCAATGTCCTCGGCCTTGGCTTCCGTCTCACCCTGCGTGTAGTTGGGGTGGCGCTCAGAGATCTTGTGGATTGCTGCTTCTCTGTCTACACAGTGTGTGGCTATGGACAGTGCCGAGCGCCACAGGTTGTAGCTGATTTCTTCTTGGTTCTGGTAGCAGTGCAGTAGTTGGTTGCAGCCTTCTCCGCTGGCCGACTTGAGCATGATGGTCCTAAACCGTTTGACCCGGTTCTCAAACATCGACTCCATCAAGGGGCTCAGGCGTCGGGGTATGAACTCCCGATCTTCTTCTGGTTCGGGGGCACTGATGAGTGCCTTCCACGTATCGTAGTCGGTGGTATCGTAGTGTTTGTCAAGGACTGAAACATCGCATTTCAGTCCGTTCTTGAAGTTATACGTACCAGGGATGCGTAGAACTCTGGACGGTTCAAACACCGAAGTGTCTACAACGAGCCCCGATTCAACCGCCAAGTCACGCAGTCGGTGCGACAAGGCTACCCACATATTGCGTGGGATGGTGGTGCTCAGAACCCAGTAGAAGTGCAGGCCGTAGCCTGAGTCCACCACGATGGGCCTGGGCAGCTTATGCTGCTTGACAAACCCTATTACCGCTTGCAGTCCAGTTGCTTGGTCTACGTAGCCGGTGATCTTGCCGTCTTTGTTCGGCTGTGCTTTCTCCTCTCCACAGTCAATGTCCATCCACAAAGCGCGGAAAAAGCTAGCGTTCTGATGTGTGCGGTTGTCCTGATCTCCATACTTGGCGCAGCCAAAATATGCGTCGAACTTGTTTTCAACAAGCCACTCGACCTGCTTGTCAAAAGATTCCCTGTCATCGAAGAACTTCTGGCTTATGTACCTGCCGCTACCAAATGCGCAGTACCTCCCCTCCGGGGGCAACACCGCTGCAAGCAGATCAAAGCTGATCATTGTTTTTTGGGGTGGCTAGGGCAGTACGGGGCCGAAGCCCCGTACCACGCACTAACGGATTGATGTCACTTGCCCAGGGAAGTCATGTAGCTTTCGATGCGCTCGGTCATGCTTGCGCTGGGTTCAGACTCACCCCAGAACCAGTTGTACACGGTCATGCGGGTAACTCCAAGCTGATCAGCAACTTCATTGACGGGCACATTCCTGGCTATGCAAAGCCTGCCAAGCGCAACACCCAACGACTGGCTGTCTGACCGTTTGTTGGCCTCAACCAGACGCAGGCTGTATCCGTAGCTCATACTTATGCCTCATCACTCCAAGCAGCGACAACGTCGGCCAGCTTCTTCTTGGGGGTTGGGGCATCCTCGGCTTTTTTGGACGGACGCTTAGTCGGCTCAGAAGCGTCTTCCGTTTCTTCTACCTTCTTAGCAGGAGCCGCTAGCGCCGGTTGTTTGCCCACACCATCGGCCTGAGACGGAGTCATCACCACAAGCGCCTTAACCTGCTCGGTGTTGGCAACCTTCTGGACAACTTCAAACTCACCACGGTTGATGTACCGTGCTGGAGCGAAGAGAACTGACTGGTTGTCATTGTTCTCGTTGAAGCTGATGCGCGTGACCATGTAGTCCACGCTCTTGCCGTTGTTGTTGAGGTACTTGGTGTAGTTCTCAAACGTGTGGGCGTTGTTGCCGTCACCATCACCGAAGAGGGACTTGGACGCCAAGTTCATCTGGTAGACCTCTCCTTCCAGAGAAGTACCAAAGTCGTCCTCCAACATCACCGCAAGACGCCGCGAGTAGCGGCATGCCTTGGACTGCCCCTGCCCTGAACCCTTGATGTTCTGGGGGCAGTTGTCACAGCTAGAGGCTTGCGGATTGGCAGCACGTGCGTCAGGAGCACGGCCATCGTTGGAGAAGCAGTCCGGTGCAGTCGGCTCGGCATCGGGGCTCCACGCCTTCATGTAGAAGATGCGGCCCACACGAGGTGCGGCGTTGACAATGATGACATTCAAGTCACCCTTGATCTTGCCCATAGGCTCACCACCGACCATCTTCGTCCAGATGCCGTTCTTGGGCACCAGACGCTTGACGCCGGTCTTACCTGCGAGGGTCTTGGTGAGTTCGCTAACCCCAGCTTGCTGCAGGAAGTCGGGGAGTTCTTGGTTGAGGAGTTGAATGTTGCTCATTTCACTTTGCTCTTCTAACGACCACGGTGTATTCCTTGTCCTGATTCAGACCTTCAGGCAAGGTGTCTGGGTTCTCTTCAAGAAACTGCTTCATGTTTGATTGGTGAAGCCGCCTCTCCAGCAGGGCAAATGCACCATGATCTTTGATGAACCGGTACATAGATTCCCAGTCATTCGTCCAATACCGTGTTTTGATTGAACGGATGATCGTCCCTGCATTCGTGTTGATGCTGTTGACATCTAGCTTCTTGCAGACATCCAGCATCTTCTGTTCTATCTCTTTCAACTCTGTTGAAAGCTCACTGTCTAACTTCTCATACTCGGCTTTGAGTTCGTTGCGCTTGTCACGGACACTAACGTACTTCGCTGTGAGATCACTGAGGGGCACTTCGCCCTGAACTTCTGACACGTCCATCGTTACTCCTAACATTGTTAGCCCTGTGGGGGAGCCCACGAGACCTACTGTAGCCTACTTTTTTACTTTGTCAAGAGTCTTGAAGCTCTTGTCGGTAAAGTTCAACCACCTTCTCGTGGTTGCTAATGTTGCTGCGCAACATGGCGTACAGCTTGCTCTCCACCGGACTGCCCTTGATGTGCACCACGGTCATCGCGTTGCGCTGGCCTGGGCGGTTGATGCGGGCGTTGGCTTGGAGGTAGGTCTCCACACTGGTCACGGGAGCGTACCAGACGATGGTGTCGGCAGCGGTTAGGGTAAGCCCGTGGGATGCAGCTTGCGGCTGGATGATGAGGACCCTGGGGTTCTCCTTGTTCTGGAACTCAGTAACCAGAGCACTACGCTTGTTGACAGGCACATCCCCGTTGATGACATCACAACTGATGTTGTGCTTCGTGAGGTACTCTTTGATCTTGAGGATGGTGTGCGTGAAGGGCACGAACACAAGCACCTTGTGGCTTGCCTCCTCGATCACTTCCCTGACGGCTTGCAGTCGGCTGCTGGCGTCGAAGTCCACCACCCCGCCGCTGTCCGTATATATGGAACCACACGCTATCTGTAGCAGCTTGTTGAGCTTGACTGCTGCGTTCATGGCGGAGATCTCTTCGTCCGCTGCCTCGATCAGCATCTCGTTCTTGAGTTCCTTGTAGAACTTCAACTGCTGAGCCGTCATCGGTGCGTCCCGATCTACATACGTTACTTCCGGCAAGTCCAGACACTGTGCCTTCTCAAACCTGATGGCAGGCTGCAGCACTTGGTGCACGATTGACTTGGCCGAGTCTTTCGGTGCCCAGCGGTACTGGGTCACCGGGTACATCACCATGTCTCTGAACTGACCGAAGAACAGTGGCACGCCCTTGGGGTTGACCATCTTAGCCAGCCCGTATGCGTCAACTGGGGACTGAGCAGCAGGGGTGCCGGTGAGCATCCACAGACCTTTGACGTGCTTCATCACGTCCCGCATGGTCTTCCATCTGTCAGTCTGCGCGTTCTTGTACGCTGACGCCTCATCGATCACCACAAGGTCGAAGCCCCCGTGGATGATCTCGTTCTTGACTATCTCCACGCCATCAAAGTTGATGACGACGAACTCGGCTGGGCCAGAGACAATCTTCTTGCGCTTATTTGCACTACCGTAAGCTACGTCTACGTGCCTGTGCACAGCGAACTTGAACAAGTCCTGCTGCCATGCCGAGTGCATGATCGACAGGGGGCACACAATCAGCACGCGCTTTACAAGCCCGAGGTTCATCAGGTAGTCGGTAGCCCATATAACTGAGGCTGTCTTACCTGTACCCTGCTCGTTGAAGCAGAAGGCTTTGCGGTTTGCCACCAAGAAAGATGCGGTCTCTTTCTGATGCGCGAAGGGCGAGAGCCCAGCGGGGCAGGGCCATGTGTACCCTGCCAAGTAATCAGTTCTGTCCATTTTTACCTCTACTTCTAACACCCAAACCCACTAACTTACTGCGCAGCAGTCTTCACTTCTTCTCCCCCTTGTGATGCAGGTTGCGGCTACGGTTCTTTGATGGTGCTTCCAGCTTGTAGCCGTCCTTGTTGGAACCACCGTTAGCGAACGCTTTGTTGTGGGATACGTCCTTCCCAGTGCGGTCTACGCCCTTGGCATCTAGTGCCCTGCGTGCACGTTGGCGCTCCATGCGCTTCTCGTGTTCACCGCGCTGCTTCTGCAACTCGTACTCGTGCGCATAAGGACGAGGACTCTTCGTGTATGGCATACCTAGCTCCTGTTGTGCTCACAACTCTTCACTGGGCAGAACTTGCACAGTGGGCCACTGACGGGGTTCCACACCCCGCTGTTGAACGCGCTCTTAAGACGGTTTAGATCAAAGATGGCGCTGTTCATGTACAACTGTGCATTCTCAGCAATGTGCTTCTTCTTCACAAACTCGTTGCTCACTACGAACAGCAGTGCTGACTTGATCGTCTTGATCTTGGGGAACTTGGCGAACACAGCCACAGCCATGTAGTCCAACTGCTTGGTGTCGGCGTACTTGGCGTTCTTGCTGGTCTTGTAGTCCACCATGTGGGCAACACCGTTGTCCTCGTCAACGATCAACAAGTCAACGATACCGTGCCACCAAGCATTCGGCGCGTCATAGTCACACGCCTCCAGTTTCTCAGTTACACCCAACTTGATCTCACAGTACTTCTCACCGGGGATCTTCTTCAACGCCTCAATCGTCGGGATCATGTAGTCGTACTTAGCCGGGATCGGGACACCCTCGGTAACGTGATCTTCAGCAGCTTTGTGTACGGCAGAGCCGTACAGCGCGGACTCGTGCGGACGATCAACTACGTCCTTGGCTACCTTGATGTGGTAGTACTTCTTGGGGCACTGTTGAAAGGTCTTCAGACTGCTGTAAGACCAAGTCGGCATGTTCAACGTGATGTCTCCTTACCCTGCATGATTGCAAGTGAAGCGCTCAGGATACGCGCCTCCACACCAACCTTCAAGGCCAATTCATTGGCGGCTTCGTAGTCTTTGTTAAGGCACAGGTCATGGCACTCACGTGCCAGCCTCTCAATGTTCATGAGGGGCATTGCGTAGTCAACAATCTCAACAGTCACCATAGCTCCGTCCATACCCAGCTTCACAGTTCAAAGGAAGTTCAGCGGCCCAGCGGGGCCGTAAACGCATACACAACTCAACGTACTCCTTAGCCCGCTCAGCTTCGTCTTCAGGGACGATGCAGGCAATAGCATCATGTACAGTCATCACCACTTTGTACTTCTTGGCGATCATGAGCATCTGCTCACCGATGACGATGCGGGCCAGGGCTTGGCAAACATTCTCCACCACCTTGCCCCCGTAGATGCGGTTGGGCACGGTCGTTTTCCCCTTCTTGGTGTCGTAGACGTACTCAAAACCTGAGTAACCAGAGTCAAGTCGGTCGGCACGGTTCATCGTGCTTACTTTGCGCAGGTTCGGATACTTCAGGTACAGCCCGTTGGGTAGGAGGATGCCCCGTTTGCCGTCCACGCTCAGGATGTCGTCTCGCCCGAAGGAGTCGGCGTTGTTGCCAATGATGGAGTCGAGGATCTTCTGAGCCCGCTTCCAGAGTTCAGGAATCCGAGGGTATGTCTCTCGGTAGACGTTGATGATGCGCTGGCACTCGGCTTCTTCCAAGTTGACGCCGAAGGTCTTGAGTTGCGCTTGGAACTTCCTGGCCCCCATTCCGTAACCTGCACCAAGGACCGTTTGCTTGCCGACAAAGCGCTCATCCTTCGTAATCGCGCCAATAGCCTTGCCGTAGATAGCAGCAGCCATGATCTTGTAAACGTCCTCACCATTCTCAAACGCCTCCACCAAGTCGTTCTGTCCAGCTAGCCATGCCAGAGTACGTGCTTCAATCTGAGATGAGTCAGAGTCAAGCATCACGTAGCCCGCAGGGGGGATGATCGCGTACTTCAACGCACCACCACGCGGCAGGTTCTGCAGGTTCAGCTTGTCGTCCCCGCCCCAGCGCCCAGTGTGCGCAGCGTAGTAGCGTAAGGGAACGGGCATCGGCCCTCGTTCAGAGATACCGATGAACCGCTGGGTCCGCGTCTCCTCCAGCGTGGATTTCGTACCGAGCCGAGCAGCAACCAGCGCTTGTACGTCCGGGTTCTCATGCTCAAGCAGTGCCTTGAACTCTTCGTCAGTCTTGGAGAATGCGTAAGTCTCTTTACCTGTCGTTGGGCTCATCTTCATCGGCGGCTCGACACCGTATGCCTGCAGTAGCACAGCGAACTTTGGGTTGCTCATAAGGTAGTCGGATGTAACACCCTTGACTACGAGGATACCCATCAAAGCATCTTTGTTATTCTGCACCTGCTTCAGATGGTTGGTTAACATTTTGTTATTCAACTGCAACACCGGCTCCGAAAACATGCGGATGGTCAGGTCAATTAGCCGTAGCTCTAGCTTGGGAAACGTCTCGGACATAGCAGCAAACAGTTTCCATGTCAGCGCCACATCGTTCTTGCAGTACTCACCATACCGAGCCAACTCAGTCGGCGTGAAGTCCGCTCGGCGTTTGCCCAAGGCGTTGAGCACTTCGTCGCCCTTGACCCCTAGTTCGTAGTGCTTCGCAAGTACTGCCAAGCTGCCGCCAACTTCTGTGCCGTGCAGTGCACGCCCCATGCTAAGAGTGTCCAGCCAACCCTTAGGATGGATATCAAAATGCCAGCTAAGAATAGCGGCGTCAAACATAGCGTTATGAGCGAGTGCAAGATTGCTCCCGAAGTCGAACGACTCAAGGAACTCCTTTGTCTCCTTACGTGTGCCAGAAAACCATACAGGCTCATCGCTACCTACTTGTACTGAAACACCTATAACTTCGAAGTCTGGACTGCGAACGTACTCTTCCGTGGTTAACTTTGTTAGGCTGAACTCGCGGCTGTAGTACGTTTCAAAGTCCAGGGTGATGATTTTCAAGTCAGCTCCTTCAGCTTTAACTCAAGCAAGTCGAGCGTGTCTTCTCGGATCACGAGCGTGATCCCCCCTGCCTTGTCGATCAGGTGCAGGTTCTTGTCTTGGAGCGCCGTGGTTTTGCCTTTGCCCGCCTTAGCCTCGATAGCCATGAAGCGTCCGCGCACACAGCACAGGAAGTCAGGGACACCGGAGTTGCCGTACATGGTTCCGATGGGCATGGCGTAGTACACGTTGTACTTAGCCAGCAAGGCTTTGATGTGGGCCTTGACTTTTGA